TGGAACAAGAATTCAAGTTCCAGAGTTCAACCCAATCGCTCCAACTGAGGAAATCTTAGATGGTACAGCAACATGGGGTACAAGTAACAACGGTTATTTGACACCACAGAAGATTGGTACAGGAACGCAGATCGCAACTATCTGTCATAGAGGTTTTGCGTATGCTGTTGATGATGTAGCTGTATTAGCTGCTGGTGAAGATCCAATGGGTCACATCAGAAACCAAATTGCAGATGCTATCAACAAACTAAACTCTGCAAGACTATTCAGCTTATTAGATGGTTTGTTTGGATCTACTTTCGGACCATTAGGTGCAAACGCACTTGACCTAAGTAAAGGTGCTGCTTCTGGTGCTGACGAAACTAACTTTCTAACAGCTTCTACAGTTGCAAGAGCAAGAAACCTTCTTGGAGAAAGAGGCGAAGAGCTAGATACTCTAGTAATTCACCCAACTGTTGCTTACTACCTATATCAGGTTGGTATGTTAACTTTCTCTACTTCTGCATTATCAACTGGAACTGGCATCCAATGGGGTGGCGGTGGTGTTGGCATCACAGATAGAAGTATTGGTCAGTTTGCTGGTATGAATGTTGTTATTGACTCTCAAGTTAATACAGTTCAGCCTGGTACAACAGGTCATCAAAAAGAGTTCCGTTGCTACTTAATTAAGTCAGGAACAATTCTTGAGGGTGAGCAATCTCCTCTAGGTATTGAATCAGATAGAAACATCTTATCTAAGCAAGATGTTATGTCTGTTGACTACCACAGTGCTTATCACGTTATGGGAACTAAGTGGACATCTGCTACTGACAACCCAACTAACGCACAGTTAGCTAACGATAACAACTGGGCAATCACATATGATGCTGATTTAATTCCTATAGTTGAACTAATCGTTAACTCACCACTTGATACTGGTACTAATCCTTAATATCATTAAATTGTGGTCATCAAACCTCGCCAATTATTGGTGGGGTTTTTTCTTTACGCTACAATAAAACTAAAATTACTTTTTAACCGTGGCAGCTACCATAAATGCAACTGTAAAAGACGCTAACGCTAACAGCTATGTCACGCTTACAGAAGCCAACACTTATTTCGAGACAGTTCCAGACTCTTCAACTTGGACAAACAAAACAGACGATCAAAAGAATAGAGCACTAATATCCGCTACTCGCTGGATTGATAGCTTTGTATATTATGGTGACAGATGCGATGACGGTCAAGCATTAAAGTTCCCAAGAAACAATTACCAAGTAGATGGAGTCGAACTAGCTTGCAGCACAATTCCAATAAATATAAAGTATGCACAATACGAATTAGCTAGAGCTTTAGCAAATGACTCCGAAGCCATGACAGGCAATGTAGGAACAGATGGCAACATTGAAGAAGTAAAACTAGGAGATATTCAAGTTAAGTACAATATTCAGAGTCAAGGCACGGGATCTGTTAACAATGTTTTAGATAAATACCCCTGGCTGCAAAGCTACCTTGGAGCATATATGCTAGGTGGAGCAGGATCTTTTCAAATGAGAGTGGTTAGAGGATAATGGCAGGACAACTAGACACAGCACTAAAAAAGATAGCCAAACAGGTGGTGTCTCAACTTGGGAACTCATTAGACTCATCAATTATTTACACACGAAAGGGTATATCTAGCTATGACGCAGACTCAGGCGAGTTCCATACAGTCGATACAACCTACAACATCAAAGTTCCCATAGAGTTTGTACAGTCCAGTGAAGAATCAGGCTTCCAAGAAAACATTGCAAGACTATACATAACACCTGATTTAATAGGCGACAGCCAACCTCTACTACAAGACGAGATAACACTTACATTTTCTGGATCGACAAGAGGAGCAAAGATAACAGATATTCGCACACTAAAAGGAGGACAGGAATACCTGTTCCGCATTGACGTTATTTTCTAATGACTTTAATAAAAGCAAGAGCAGCATTTGAAAATGCAATCCTCACATCAGTAAACGATACCGACCCAACGGTAAACGTAATATTTGATAATATGCCTTTCTCCACACCAGGTCGAGATAAAAAGTATGTGATGGTAAACCTTAATTTCAGCCAAGCCACTACTCAACCACAGGGAGCAGCACAAACATATTATGCGGGGTCAATTAGATGTGGAATAATGACCCCACCTAATCGTGGAAGTGCTGTTGCATCTGCTGTAGCTCAATCTGTCATAACAGGTTTGGTATCTATAAATAGCCCTACTTATGTAGACAAATTTGCAGTAAGCCCTAGAGTTTCCGAAATAGAAGGACCAACTGCTGTTACTGTAGAAGGAGACACTCACTTTTTAACAGTCGTTAGCTGCGATTTTACTGCCAATGCCTAGCAGAAAACCACTATCAAAAATGCCTACTGACCTAAGAAAGGTTATCCTAAAAGGCAGAAAACAATTAGCAAAAGATATAGTACACTCTCTAACTGAAGATGGTCCGTGGTGGACAGGAACATTTGGTGAAAACTGGGTCGTATCCAAGACTCCTGTAAAACCTACACGAAAAAGAAGGCCAGAATATCCTTATTTTGTAATTCCTGCTAGGACAGGCAGAGAATTTAAAAATGCGAGAGTGCCCACAGCAAAAATGGGTCAAGACCTATATGTAGGAAACAGAGCTAAGTATGCTGGTTTTGCAATAAACGCTCCAGGTCAAACCCTTCCAAATCTTAAAAACAAACAAGTAACATACGCAGAACATGGTAAGGAACACAGATTAACTGCTAGAAAAGGACCAAATTGGTATAACGTCTACACGCTAGGTGGGCTTATCAACAAAGATATAGACAAAGCATTTAAAAAAGTTGGTTTTAAATAATAAAGTAGTAGTATAGTATAAGAATACACTATTCAACTTTATGGCATTAGAAAGAGCAATCGACAAGCTAAAGCAAGCCTTTAGCATAGGCAAAAGAAGTAGCTACCCTATATACAAAGATGGCGAACTAATCCTGCAAGTGTACTGGACACCACTAACCATTGCTGATCGAGATGCAATAAATGATACTCTAATAGCTTCCAACAGAGTTCAAACAGAAAACAGTTTAGACTTTGCTCTTCAAGTAATCATAAATAAAGCCGAAGATGAAAGTGGACAAAGACTGTTTACTGAAGGAGACAAGGCTAGTTTAAGAAGAGAAATACCATTAGGAGTGATATTAGAACTTATGACTAAGATGCAAGAGTTGGGTGAGGAGGCAACTCCTGATGCCGTAAAAAGCACAACTGACTAAAGACCATTATCTATACTTGCAGTTTTTTGTAGCAGAAACTCTAGGCATAACATTGGCTCATTTAAAGAAAAATATGAGCCTAGAAGAACTGTATGGCTGGAACGCTTACTTTAAATTAAAAGGCGAAAGAGAAGAAAAAGCCTATCAAGATGCACAAAAGAAAGCTCAATACCGTAAGGTACGCTAAACTAAGAACAATGTTTTATCTAAATTAGTGGCTGGCTCTAATTACGAAGTAAATATTAAGTTAGATGTTCGGAAGATAAACCAGCAGTTAAGTAATCTGGAGCGAAGAATAAAAAAGTTAAACGAAATTGCAATGGGTCAGCGAGGAGCAGGAAAGACTGTCTTAAAAACGGAGAGAGATAAGTTAGCGGTAGCAACACGAACATTTAGAAAAGAACAACAGATAACTAGGGAAAAACAAAAGCAAAGCAGAATAGAAAATCAGACTACTAGAAACATTAATGCCAGAAACGTAGCTAGGTCTGCTGGAAAACCTAAGGCAACTACACCTGTAGCTACTGGAGGAGGTGGAGGAGGCATAGTGTCAGGAGCACTAATAAGTGGTGCGTTTCCATTATTGTTTGGGCAAGGATTAGTTGGAGGTGCTGCTGGTTTTGGTGGTGGTTTACTCGGAGGAGCAATAGGAGGGCAAACTGGTGGATTTGCAGGAGGTCTTGTAGCAACTGCTTTGCTTACATTAATAACTGAAGCAATAGAGTTTAGAAAAGAAGTAGAAAAAGTAAATGATGTTATCGAAAGAACTGGGGGCACTTCTCGGATTACTGCTGGTGAGATAACTTCTTTAGCAAAGAGAATGAAAGTTACAAAGGAAGAAGCATTGCAAGCTGCTAATGCTTTTGCTGCTTTTGGTGCTCAATCTTCTCTAGCTTTGGCAGAAACATTTAAAGATAGATCAACATTTAATCTATACGCAAATTTAAACAAAGACGCAAAAACATTTATAACAACAGTAGATACGTTATTTCAGAAGAATGAATTAGGTATTGACCAAGCTAAAAGGTCTTTAAAAGTTTTACAAACAAAAGGTCTAGAAGAGGCTTCCATATATGCGGAAGCTATAAAAAATGAACAGGAAATAAGAAAGGAACTAGAGGAAACAAAACCTTCAGAAGCGGATAAAAGAAAGGCAGATGCAATGTTTAAAACATATTTTGATCCTCAAACTCTGTTGCCCTTACAAAATTTTATTCTTTTAAATGAAAAAGCACAAAAACAAGTACTAAAATTAATAACAAATGAAGGTCAACTAGAAGCAAGGCTAGGAACGGTAGAAGAAAGATTTAAAAAAAGACTAGATTTAGTGAAGAAAAATATTGAAGCACAAAGAGAATTTAATGAATCCGTTAGAAGAGCATTAATTATACAAGCACCTAAAGATGAATTAAAAAAATTATTAGATCCTTTACTTCAAGTTGATGCTTTAGGTAAAAGTATTGGAGCAAGTTTTTCTGAGTCATTTAAAGGAATTGTTAAAGGTTCAATGACAGCACAAGATGCTTTAAGAAATTTATTTATGCGAACAGCAGATCATTTTTTAGATATGGCTGCACAAATTTTAGCTGCACAAATAAGATCAGGTATTTTTGGTTTGTTTAAGAATTTTTTAAACCCAAGCCCAAGTTTTAAGATTACTGGTGGTCCATCAATAACTACACCATCAGGAACAAATATAGGTAAAGCAGGATTTATGCCATCAAATCCTCCGATTGGACCAAGCGTGGATTTATCAAAACCTGATAATTACAATCAAACTAGATTTGGTTTTGGAAAGGCAATGGGAGGGCCAGTAACAGGTGGAACCAGCTACATCGTAGGAGAACGTGGTCCAGAATTGTTTAGTCCAGGTGTATCTGGAATGATTACTCCAAACCATGCTCTTGGTGGATCTACAAATGTAATAGTAAATGTAGATGCTTCTGGTTCTTCTGTTGAAGGTGATGAACAACAAGGTAGAGAACTTGGTCGTCTTATATCTGTAGCGGTACAATCTGAATTAGTACAGCAGAAAAGACCTGGAGGTTTACTTGCATAATGGCTACTTTTCCTTCAATTACTCCAACTTACGGACAG